AATGGGCAAAGAAGTCGGTAACGCCGCTGTCTATGCCAAGCCGCATACCATGAGCGGTGGTTCGGTCTCAAACCAACTACCAACCAAAACAGGCGCAGAGTACGCGAAAGAACTTAATATGTCTGTTGGCGGCATTAGCAAGGGCAACTACGCTCCTGTCAAAACCAGCGGCATTAAGATGCGTGGCACTGGTGCGGCTACCAAAGGCGTGATGTCCAGAGGACCGATGGGATGAACTACACAGAGTTGTACAACACAATTCAAAGCTACACCGAGAATCAATTTCCGGATGTATACCTTGCGAGTGCAAGTACTGTGTCTACAACGACACAGATCAATACTTTCATTACGCAGGCTGAGCAACGTATATACAACTCGGTTCAGTTCCCGTCTATTCGCAAGAACCAATACAGTCCGATCACCGCAAACAACAAGTATGTGTCTTTACCCAACGATTTCTTGTCCGTTTATTCTTTGGCGTTGGTGACGGGAGCTACTGGTAGCCCTATTAACTTGGATACTGGCACGTTTGAGTATCTGTTGAACAAGGATGTGAACTTCATCCGTCAGGCATACCCGAGTCCAAATGACACGGGCGAGCCAAAATACTACGCTTTGTTTGGCCCAACAATTGTCAGTTCAGCGATCACAAACGAGTTGTCTCTTATTCTTGGCCCTACGCCTGATGCGACATATTACGTAGAGTTGCATTACTACTATTACCCTGAATCAATCACTACAGCAACTACAACTTGGCTTGGTGACAACTTTGACACTGTGCTGTTGTACGGGTCTTTGGTTGAGGCATACACCTTTATGAAGGGTGAAGTGGACATCATCACTGGCTACAACCAGAAGTACATGGAAGCACTTGCATTGGCTAAACGTCTGGGTGACGGTATGGAGCGTCAGGATGCGTATCGTTCTGGGCAGTACAGACAGCAGGTGACCTGATGGCATTCACAGGCAACTTCAGTTGCAACACACTTCGGTCTGGATTGGCAAGCGGGTCGTTTAACTTCTCAACGGATGTTTTTCGTCTGGCGCTGTACACCAACGCTGCCACGCTTGACCAGACCACCACAGCGTATACCGCTACTGGAGAAACAACGGGGGGCAACTATGCTGCTACGGGTCTGGTGGTAACAGCTACGGTTGGCACTGAACTGGCTTCTTCTGGAAGTATTGTGTTCATCAACTTCTCGTCCCCCGCTTGGACGGGCGCAATCACTGCCAGAGGTGCGTTGATCTACAAAGCCGGGGCCAACGGCGCTATATGCGTTTTGGATTTTGGTAACGACAAAACATCCAGTTCAACTTTTACCGTGACGATGCCTGCAAACACAAGCACTTCAGCACTTATAAGGATTGCGTAATGGCACTTGTAACCACAACAAAAGGCGACATGGATGACTCCCTGCTTGAAAAGCGGGAAGGAACCGTGGACAATGACAATGAACTGACCACCTGGGTTGAGTATTGGTTACAGGGCGAATTGGTTCACCGTTCTGCCCATGTGACCTTGAAGAAAACTGCAACGCTCACTAGCTCAGTGGCATCTTTTTAAGGAACTATCGTGGCAAACACCCAATCAATGTGCACTTCGTTTATGAGCCAGCTTATGCTTGGTGAGCATCAACTTGGCACTGCAACGCTTGTTTCACGCACCAGCTTGACCGCGCCCACTACAGACACGCTCAAAGCGGCACTGTATTTGGCTTCAGCCACTGTCAATGCTGCCACCACGGTCTATTCGGCCACGGGTGAAGTGTCTGGAACAGGTTATACGGCTGGTGGTGTGACAGTAACAAATGCAACGGCTCCAACTTCAACCAACAGTTCGGCAACCGCAGGTGTAGCTTTCTTTACGCCTTCCGCTTCGCTTATCTATACCACTGTGACTTTGACCACAGCATTTGACTGTGTGTTGATCTACAACTCGACCCAAAGCAACAAGGCGATCAGTGCTCACACGTTTGGTTCGCAAACGATTACGGCGGGCACCTTTACCTTGACGATGCCTGCTAATACAACTGCGGCGGCGTTAATTCGTTTAGCAACAACTTAATGCGGAGGCGGCGTAGGCCGTAAGCCATGTTTGGTATATCCGCATACGCACAGGCTCCGTACGCATCGTTAGGCGCACAAGATGTCACGCTTGCCCTGACGGGCGTGTCTGCGGCTGGCAATGTAGGAACCGTTGATGTTACGCACGCCAATGCCATAACAGGGGTTTCAGCTTCTGGTGCAGTTGGTACAGTAGTCCAAAGCAACGCTGTTGACTTAACAGGTGTTGCGGCTTCTGGGGCTGTAGGTACTGTAGTTCAGAGCAACGTAGTCGCGCTAACAGGGGTAGTGGCTTCTGGCAATGTTGGGACGGTAATCTACAACGAGTCGGATGCCACAACTGGCGATGTGGCTATAGGCGAAGTTGGTACGGTAACCCCTTCTATTTCGGTTGCTCTAACAGGAGTAGTGGCATCAGGGTTTGCGGGGACGGTAACCCACGGCAAAGAAGTCGCACTGACTGGGGATGAGGCGGTTGGAAACGTTGGATCAGTTGGGCTGACACAGTCTTTTGCGCTGTCAGGTGTTCAAGCGACGGGTTCAGTTGGGACCGTGATTTCTGTCTACTGGAAGTTGGTAGATGACAGCGAAACCTCAAACTGGCAAAATGTCAACAATTCTCAATCTGCTGGCTGGACATTGGTAAACAACGCAGAGACATCCAACTGGTCTTTGGTTGAGACGGATTAAGGATAAGAAATGGCTTTCGTACTTGCAGACCGGGTAAAAGAAACTACCACGACGACTGGTACTGGAACGGTGACGCTTCTTGGGGCATCTACTGGGTTTCAGTCTTTTGCCGTGATTGGAAACACCAACACTACCTATTACACAATTGCTGGTCAGACGGGTAATGAATGGGAAGTTGGAATTGGTACGTACTCAACATCCGGTACAACTCTTGCCCGTACTACGGTTATATCAAACAGTTCGGCTACACAGCCTTCAGCTTTAAGTTTTTCTTCTGGTACAAAAGATGTGTTTGTCACGTACCCGGCGGAATTCACGGCTAATGCTATTGGCGGCGGTATTGGCGCGGTGCTTCTTAATGCAGATACTGCCACAGTAAGCGGGACAATCTCCACAGGGCAGAACGGATTTACTGTTGGCCCACTGACAATCAACAGCGGTGTGGTTTTAACCATTGCATCGGGTCAAAGGCACGTAATCATATGAGTACCATTTCAAGTTCAACCACAAGCACCACGGCCTATAAGGTCACGGCAGACACCACGGGCACGCTGGTGTTCCAAACGGGCGCTACGCCGACTACGGCTTTGACGATTGACGCAAGCCAAGCGGTGACGTTTGCTGGGACGCAGACCTACACGGGCAGTTCTACATTCAGTTCAAGCATTTCAGTCCAGGGTATTACCGTAGGCCGTGGCGCAGGTGCTGTAGCCACCAACACTGCGGTGGGTGCAAGTGCTTTGGCGGCTAATACGACAGGGGCTACTTCAGTTGCCGTTGGTAACTTGGCGGCTCAAACAAATTCCACAGGGTCAAACATAACTGCCGTTGGATACAAGGCTTTAAATTCAAGCACTACAGACAACAATACCGCAGTAGGTATGCAAGCGGGTAGAGACACATCGTCAGGCACTAACAACGTGTTCATGGGAAAAAACTCTGCTGTATTGAATTCAACAGGCGGTTCTTTAGTTGCCATTGGAGTGGATGCTCTGTTCAATAACACCACAGCCTCAAACAACACTGCTGTAGGTTATCAGGCGGGGTATACAAACGTAACTGGTGCATCCAATGTATTTTTAGGCTATGTTGCTGGATACCTTGCTACTGGTTCAAACAATATTTTCATAGGTAATGGAACAGGATATTCAACAACTGGTTCATCAAATACATTTATTGGTAGAAATTCTGCTGGAACAGGCTCAGGAGAGAATGTAACCACAGGCTCTAAGAATACTATCCTTGGCGGCTACTCAGGCAACCAAGGCGGCCTAGACATTCGCACAGCAAGCAACCACATCGTGCTGTCTGATGGGGATGGGAATCCTAGGG